GACGTTGCTCCCGTCAGACAAGCGAGTCCCGGATATAAAGTGAGATACTTGTCAATGTTCGAGAATCCCGTCTTTCTGTCTTTGTACTTCCGAAAATATGCGATGTCAGCTCCGAAAGCGTCGCTCTCGAGATACTCGCTGACGTTGACGATCTTGAAGATTGTCGCCGGAGCTTCGATCTCTTGAAGCTTCTTCGCCCCCTGAGAGAGAAGCTCTGTCAGCTTCGCCGGGTCAGACCTGAGAACGTCGTTCGAGTCCTTGAAGCCTTCCGGCGGATAGATCACGAGCGATCTGATCTTCTTCTCCGTGAAGAGTTCAGTCAGAGATTGAGCGATCTTCTCTCCGGGTTCATCGTGATCGGCGACGATGACAGCTCCGTCGATCTTGATCTCCCCGATCAGCTTCTCGATCTTTGAAGGATAATGAGAAGCGATCACATTCTTCGCCCCGGCTTGAATCATGCTGAGAGCGTCGAGCTGACCTTCTGTCACGAAGTAAAAGTCGGAGTCTGACTGTTTGATCATGAATGTCGGAGCTTCCCCGGGAAGATTATCGTATTTGTTACGATCGCCGGGATTGATCAGACGCTTCGTGAAGTAGTCCGTCCCCGGATAAGGAATGACGACGGCGTTCTTCTCCCGGTCATATCCGAGCTTGAATTTCTGAATGATCTCGTCGGAGAATCCTCTCTCTTTGAGATAAGTCTCAGCCGGAGACCCGGCGAGCTGAGAAGCGAAAGCCTCGATCTGAGTCAGTCGCTCCGGGTTGATCTGCTTCACTTCTTCTCTCACCTCTTTTCGTTCCGGCGTGAAGTCTCTTCTCGCTGAGTCGATCACGGTCACTCCGAGAGCCTGAGCGAGTCCCTTGTTGATCTCCGGGAAGTCGGTCGCCGTGTCGAGATTGTTGATCTCAGCGTAAAGCGTGAAGATGTCTCCGCCCTTCTGACAAGCGTGACAATACCACCGATCACCGCTGAGATGAAAAGCTCCGTCAGAGTCCCGACCGCCCTTCGAGCCACTTCCGCAAAGCGGACAGACAAACATATTTCTTCCGGCTCTCCGGGACGGAGTCGTCACCTGAGAGACATAATCTCCGAGACGAGACCTGAGTTCGTCTTTGATGTCGTTCAATGAGTTCACCTCTCAATCAATATTTTGTGCATGATAGCACGAGAGCGACGGCGACAGCAACGTCGCTCGAAGTGCGTGTATTAAGCTTATAGAGCTTATAAAGCTTATACAGTTTTTGACCGATCGCCGGAAGCCCCGTGTTTACTGACTTTTCGACGGTTTTTCGGGTCGTTGTGCGTTACCACTTTAGACCCCTACCGTTACCAGTTTAGACCCCTAAGCGTTACCAGTTTAGACCCCTTGCGTTACCACTTTAGACCCCTACTTTTGAATCAATATCTTGTGATCTCAGAATCTCACGGTAACACTCACGATCTTTCCTTTTTCGCCCTTGTGAGCGTTCTCAGAATAGCCGGAGATGAAGCCTTCCTTCTTCCAAAAGTCGAGAATCTTCTTCGTCGTCTCTCTGATCTTGAGCTTCTTCTTTCGGAGTGCTCCGTCAGATGTCGCCGTGAGATCGAGCTGTTTGTATACGGTCTCATATAAGATCGTCGGAGAGAGCTTCTGACTTCCCTTCATCGAAAGAATACGTCTGTAAAGATAGCCTTGAAGAGTGATCGTCTCTTCGTTTTTATTTACGGGACTGTTCAGAAGCTTCACGTCCATTCGACCGACCTGAGAGAGTCTGTTCGCATAGTCATAGATCGGCGGAGTTCGGAAGATGTGAACACACTCCGTCACCGTTCCATTGAGTGAGACTGTCAGACGCTCGCCGGGAAGGACTGAGCCGTCATACACAAACTTCTCGAGACCGAATTTCTTCGCTTCTTCGGAAGCGTCGATCTTGACGTGAGAATACATGAGCTTCGTGATCGAGTTCGAGATCGCTTCTTGTTGTTTCGGGTTCAGAGTCGCTCCCTCTTTGCCGGAGATCGTGTCGAAGATCATCGAGTCCGTGATGTATTCGTTCCCGGAGAGAGCGTGAGAGACGAAAGCGTCGTGAATTTCCTGATCGAACGGAGTCAGCTCTCGTCGTCCTTTGATCTCGACTCCCTGACCTTTCAGATCGTCGAGACTGATCGAGACGAGCGTGTAAACGGGATTCTTCTTCGCCTGAGCTTTCTTCTGAACGTTGACTCTCTTCCCCGTCCCCGGGAGAAGATCTCCGAGAAAAGTCTCTTGAGCGACCTTCGCCGTGACAGCGACCATTTCTTCCGGTCTCGTCGTCTTGACTGAGATCATTCGCTCGAAAGTCAGCTTTCCGCCCTTCTCGCCCTTGTTGCCGGAGACGTGCGGATTCTTGACGAGAACGTCCCTGATCACCTTGTCGAGCTGAGCGATTCCGTCGGAGTCGTCCTTGAGTGCTTCATAATGGAGCTTGAGACAATACCTTATATCATCGGCGATCTCTTGAGCGTCGAGCCATAGATCAGACCCGTCGACCCGAAGATCACGAGCTGAGAACGCTGTCAGCTCTTCGCCGTTGTGCTTCCCGGTCTGAGCGATCTTCTTATATTCCTCATAGCGATTGATGATCAGCTCCGTCGCCTGAGATCGTGCGTTTTCAATGATCTTCTTCTTGTCTCCGCCGAGCTGAGCGAAGTGTTTTCTTTCGATCTCAGAGAAGAGCTTTCGTCTCTCGCTGACGAGATCGTCTTGAAGTGCGAAGTATTCGTCACGAGCTTTCCGCCATGCTTCCGACCCCTGAGCGAGCCATTCGTCGAAGAGACGAGTGACTTCGGCGTTCCTTGCTCTGACCTTGTCTTGATATTCCTTGAAAGCTTTCTGATATTCGGCGAGAGCTTTCTTCGTTTCCTTCTTCGGATAGATCGGAGCGATCGGAGACTCGATCTCCGGCTCTTTCGGTTCGTCCGCCGGGTCTCTCAGCCGATCGACCTCAGCTTCCTTCTCTCCGAGAAGTCTCTCATATTTTGACTCGAGTTCGTTGATCTGACTGAGTTCGTCAGTCGTGAAATGAATTATCATCGGCGTTCCCTCTCTTCCTTGAATCGTTCGATCTCTGCTTCGTCGATGTAGATTCTCCCTTTGAGCTTCTCACCGTGAATCTTCTCTTCTTTGAGATAACGTCTGACGGTATACGGAGCAAGCTCGAGAAGCTGAGCCGTCTCAGTAACCGTGAAAGCTCGAGTATTATCTGTAAACTCAATCACGTCGATCACCTCCAATTATCCGGGCGATGAAGTAACGTCTTTTCGTCGACGTTCTTCTCGAGATACTCCCTGAGAATCTTGTTGATCAAGTCTTTCAGAGAGAGTCTCTCCGTGTAAGCGTGATCTTTGAGCTTTTCGAGAAGCTCGACTTCGACGATGAACGTCGCTCTCGTATAGTCCGCCGTGAGACCTTCTTGAACGGTATTATCTCGAACGATTCGCTCGTTGAGCGGACGACCGAGCTTCTTCTTCGGCTCTTCCGGCGTTTCCGCCTGATTGAAGAGACCTGAGTTTTCGAGATTGAATTTCGGTTTACTTGCCATTGTTCAGACCCTCTCTTTCAATGAGTTCGTGTGTTAATTCGTTGTATTGAATCGCTCCGTTGCTCTTCTCGTTATATGTGAAGATGTCCGTCCCGTTGACGGGAGCTTCGGCGAGAGCCGTGTTCTGACTGATCTTCGTCTTGAAGAGCTTCCCCGGGAACGCTGACTCGATCTGATCGATGATCTGCTGATCGAGATTTCTCCGGGAGTTGTAGAACGTTGCGATCACTCCGGCGATCTCGAGTCCGGGATTCATTCTCTTCTTGACGATGTTGATCGTCTGCATGAGCTGAGCCATGCCATTTAAGGCGAGAAAGTCAGCTTTCACCGGGACGATGATCTCGTCAGAAGCCGTCAGGGCGATCAGAGTCAGCACTCCGAGCGACGGCGGACAGTCGATGATCGTGAAGTCATACTTCTCAGCGACACTCTCGAGAGCTTCCCGGAGAAGGAACTCACGACCGGGAACGCTTGACAGCTCGATCTCTGCTCCGCTGAGCCTGATGTCCGTCGGAAGAACGTCGAGATTCTCCCTGATCGGCTTGATCGCTTCGCTGATCGGCTCTCCCTTGAGAACGTCATAAGTCGTCAGATCGTCAGCTCCGATCTCTCGATAGCCTGAGCATATTGAGAGAGACCCTTGAGCGTCGAGATCGATCAGAAGGACTCTCAGACCGTGATCGGCGAGACTTGCTCCAATACTGACAGCACTCGTCGTCTTTGCGACTCCGCCTTTTTGATTGACAAAAGAGATTGTTTTCATTCTGATCACCTCACTCGTCGAGAACGATGACTTTGAACGTCTCACCGTCCGCCCGTGTTGCGATCGCTTGCTTCATGACGAGAAGCTTCTGATCTTCCCACGTCAGCCCGGTCTCGTGACCTTCTCCGTCGTGATTACAAATTGCGATACTTCCCACGAGTCGAGCTTCGCCCGATTCCGTCATAGCTGAGACGATCGGATTCTCTTTGAAGAGACCTTCGTCGTCACATATCACGTCGAAGTATTTTCCGCCGATTTTCCTCTCCGTGATGTCGATGAGATCACAATGTAAAAGACGATACCATTCGGAGAGACCGCCTTCCGTTTCAACGAAGTTGAAGCTCTGATCTTCCGTGTCGAGAACAAATACTTTCATGATCTCAGCTCCCTTCTTGCGTTTCTGTCACCGACGGCGACTCCGAAAAGAAAAGCGGTCGTCACGACTTCATAGAGTCCTTCGCTGACGCTGTTCAAATCGTCCTGAGCTTCGATGAAAATGTCGGCGAGCTGATGAATCTCGCTGACAGTCAGATCGGCTCTCTCGTGTTTCTTCATGATCTTCTGACCTTGTTCGGCTTGCTTCCTGACATCTCTCATTTCTGATTTCTCCCTTCGTTATTCAATCGGGCATGAATACCCATGAACAATTATAAACTAAGTAAACATGAAATGTCAAGAAAAAAGAGAGCCTTCCGAAGAAAGCTCCCGGATTCCCTGATCAGCTCTCCGAATACGGCTGAATGTTCTTCGGAGTCTTGCCGACGGGAGTGTCGCTCGCATAGACGAAAAGCTCCGTCTTGTAGTCGTCTTTCGTGTCGACTCGAGTGACCGTGTAGTATTTCCCTTTGTACTCGATGAAGGAATAGACTTCGATGTCCTCTCGATAATTGAACACGAAGATTCTTGTCTCGTCGTCTCCGTAGGTTTTCGCTTCGAACGTCTGACTCTGAGAGAGCTGATTCGCATAACACCATATCTCGCCGGGAGTCGCATATTGATAGCTCGTCGTCCATGAGCCATAAGCGTTTTGAGTCGAGACCGACTTGATCAGTCTGCATTTCTTGTCTTTCTTGTAATAGATATTCGATTTCATTGTTTTCACCTCATATCGTTTGAAGATACTCGTTGTAATGATCGCAAAGTCCGACGTAAGCGTCGAGAAGGCTTGCGAGTCCGTCGATTCTGTACTTCGCCGAAGTTGCCTTCACGGGGACGATGTTTCCGTTCCGATCTGTCTGAATCCCCGTGTTCGTGATACACCATTTCAGAAGCGGATTGTTG